GTTTAGGGATATGCGTGGCTTGCCTCTGGTTCAAGCGAACATGCCTGAGGGCGTCGAGATCGTTGTCCTGCTTGGTCCTGAGGAGGCTTCTGGACGCGCAGCCGTGCCTGGTGACATCCTTGGCCTCAGCTCGTCCGCTGACAAGGACGCTTCGCAGGGGGAGGAGGTGAACTGACATGCCTCAGGACATTGGCGCTACCGGCCTAATGGGCGTAGCTTTCGAAGTGACTCCTGGAACCTACGTCGCACCAGCTAAGTACATCCCGATCCTCAATGAGAACTTGAAAGTGAACGAGGATACACAAATCCGTCGGCCAATTCGTGAGTCAGCTGATGCGATCGGTGCAGTTGCTGGCAACGAGAACCCCGATGGTGACGTGAACATGGAGGCATTAGAGGACTGCGTTCTCTACTTCCTACATGCAGCGCGTGCGACAGTTGTCAAGTCAGGCGCTACTAACTTCACATACACGTACACACCCAGCTCTGCTGCTCTGCCTCCCAACAAGACACTGTCTTGTACAGTAAAGCGTTCCGGTCAAATCTTCGGCTACGTCGGCTGCACCGTAGGCCAGTTCCGTTTCACTGTCAACAACGGAGTCCTAGGCTTCGGTGTTACGATCGTTGCACGCAATGAAGCATCGCAGTCCAGCCCGTCAGCTACGTGGCCTACTACGGCTCCATTCGGAGCTGGCATGTACTCCATCGAGATCCCTACAGCCACACCTGTAACTGATGTGGACACTTTCGAGTGGACGTGCAACGACAACGCCGTGCCAGAGTTCCGTCTCAAGAGCACTAGCCGCGGTGCTGACTTTGTTCACTTCGGCGAGCGTGAGCTCGGAATCACTCTCGGGCGTGACTTCCAGACCCGTGCTGACTACGACCTCTTCAAGTCAGTAACGGCACAAAGTATCACACTGACGGCGACCAAGGGTGCTAACAATAGCATTTCGCTCGTTACCCCTTCGACCATCAAGAAGACCTACGAGGTCGGCCTGAGCGGGCAGGGCGATCTCCTTCGTGCCGCGATCCAATACCAGCCGTTACTTGGATCGCCAGCCGCATATCAGATCATTGTCAAGAGTCAGGAAGACATCACGTAATGACATTACACGACTGGGTACTTCTTGTACTTCGGACCGCTCTGTTCGTGATGGTCGTGCACATCGCATTGCTTGACTGGCTGACTAAATCGGAGGATACGATGCCAGTTGTTGTGACGGGTGCCATAGAGCACTTCGACTTGAGAACTGCGCCACCTGATGGGTACGTGAACATCAAGCGCCTTTCGCACGGTGAGAAGATGCAGAGGCGCCAGTTTACGTCCAAGATGGCCATGGAAGCGAGTAAGGGCAGCAAGAACGTAAAGACCGAAGTAGACCTCTTCAATGCTGAAGTGACCTACTTCGATTGGGCTCACGCCATCGTTGACCACAACCTGCAGGACAAAGATGGACGTCCACTCGACTTTCGTAACCGTGATGACGTGAAGAAGGTGGATGGCAACGTAGCTGAAGAGGTCGACACCTACATCGATAAGGTGAACAACTTCGAGGAGGACGAGGATACGGGAAAATCGCCGGGTACATCCGAGCCGCTGTCGTCCTTGACAGACCCCTCTCAGCCACAGACGAACTCAGCATCACCACCGCAGAGTTCCTAGAGCTGATTGTCATGTGTAAGGCCTTGCACGCACTACCTCAAGCTGGAGGTCTACTAGACCAGGATAGCCTCTTCGTGTACCTAGCAGGTGTATACGAGCAAGCTACTGGCGAGCGTGCAGAGCTTGAGCGAGCCAATCAGCAGGCAGCAGCCAAGTAGGATGGTGATCTGTGCCCGCGTCGACCAGGGAGATCTATCTTCTGCTAAGGGCCCGAGACGAGGCTTCTCGCGTCGTTCGTGGCTTTAGCGCTGAGCTACTCAGGTCGGCAACGCAGGCGCAGGTTGCCATGCTTCGCAACGAAGCAGCCAATAAACGTGCTGAAGCACAAGCACTTCGTACTACAGCAGCTGTCAAACTGAAGGAAGCTGCAGAGATGCGAGCACAGGGCGCATCTCGGGCTAGGGTTGCGACTGTACTAGCTGCCGCAGCTGCTAACCGTGCACAGGCAATGGAGCTCGACAACACGTCACGAGCTTTGGAGCGTCAAGCCAGAGAGCTCGAGATCAATGAGCACCGCCTGCGAAGATTCACGCAGTCTACACAAACCGTGGCTATGGGCTTGGAGACTGTCGGTATCGCTATGGCAGTCGTCGGTGCCGTAGGCTTGAAGTTCTTCTTCAGCTCGTCGAAGATGTTCATCGAGTATCAGCGCCAGGTCGCTCTTACCAAGACGCAGGTTGACGACTTCACGACTTCCATGCAGCAGCTAAGTGACATCGGTCTGAATGTCGCACGTAACATCGCTGTACCATTCCAGCAGATCCAGCCAGCGTTGTTTGACATCTTCTCCTCCATGGACGTGAACGTCCACGAAGCAGAGATCTTGCTGGAGAACTTTTCCAAGGCAGCTGTTGCAGGCCAAGTCGAGATTCAGGATGCTGCACGTGGCACCATTGCTATCCTGAATGCTTACAACCTTCCTGCCAAGGAAGTAACTCGCATCCTAGACATCCAGTTCAAGCTGGTCCAAAAGGGTGTAGGTACTTACGAAGAGTTCGCAAAGGTCTTTGGCCGAATCGTGCCCGCAGCTACGAGGTCCGGTCAGAGCTTCGAAACTGTAGCAGCGATGTTGGCGTTCATGACCCGTAACGGTCAGAGTGCTGCATAAGCTTCTACAGCTGCCGCTCGTGCACTTGAACTCTTTACACACCCTAAGGCAGTAGACAATCTTGCCAAGCTTGGTGTTAAGGTCAAGGACGCTAAGGGTAACTTCCTCCCCTTGATCGACATCCTGAAGGACCTTCGCACCGAGCTGAACAAGATGCCTCCTGCAGACCGCGTTGCTACCATCGTGGACGTCTTTAGGGGTTCAGGCTTTAACATTCAGGCCCGACGATTCCTAGAACAAGTTGTACTGCGTCCGGGTGAGCTGGAGGACTTCGAACAGCTTCTCGGAGAGATGACGAACTCCACTGGACAGTTCGGTGAAAAGTATGCAGAGATGGCTGACACGGCAGCTGCTAAGACACAGCTGCTTGCCAACAGATGGGCTGTGCTCCGCGTCGGAATTGGCGAGGCAGCAACACCGGTGCTGCTTAAGCTAGTCGACTTCCTAGGCAAGATTGTTGAGTGGTTCAACAAGCTTAGCCCGAGGGTCAAGAACATCATTACGCAATTCGGTGTTTGGACAACGGTCGGCCTTATCCTTGGCGGTGTACTACTAGCTACTGTCGGCTTCCTCGCAGCACTAACTGCGGCCTTTGTAGTTGCTGGTGCAGAGATCCTGGTAGTGATCGGGGTTATCACAGGACTAATCTCGATCCTTGCAGGTGCCGGTACTGCCATCTACGTCTTGTGGCAGAAGAGCTCCAGATTCAGGCAGCTTGCAGAGAATCTGAAGGGTTCCTTCCTAGAGCTTTGGCACGACGTAGTAGTTCCGTTCTTCCAGGCTGTCGGGAAGGCTTGGAATGAGCACATGCAGCCTGCCCTGAATAAGCTTTGGGATGTGATAACTCAGCGAATCATTCCAGTGTTCAACAGCTGGGTTTCAGTCTTCCGTGAGCAGGCGCTTCCGGCAATCAAGGAAGTTGCTCACCACGTCTCGGAGTTCTTAGCAGGAGCCTTCCGACTTGTAGCGGATCTGATCCAAAAGCTTCTTGTTCCTGCTATCGAACGAGCTACCAAGTTCTACTTCGATCACAAGACTGAGATCGACAAGGTAGTAGGGTTCCTGATCATTCTAGGCAAGCACCTGTTGATCGTGGGCGCGTTCTTTGCAGCTGTATTCGGTGGCACTGTAGCTATCACAGTCATTGGCTCGCTGGTCCTGTTCATCAACATGGTACTCTTTGCTGTAGGAGCCATACTGCAGCTCATCAGCTGGGTCAAGTCCTTGTGGAACTGGTTCAAGAGCATTCCGGGTGTCATTCAAGTCGCTGTCGCAGGCTTCTTGGCCTGGGTGAGCGTCATCAGAGGTTTCCTGAACGAAATTCCTGCACGACTCGCTGCGTTCTTCGCCAACGCGGGCACCTGGCTGTACAACGCTGGCCGCAACCTGATACAAGGGTTCATCAACGGCATCGGGTCAATGTTTAACTCGCTTAGGGACAAAGCCGAAAGCGCTGCACGTATCGTAACCAACTTCCTTCACGTTAGCAGTCCTGCCAAGATGGGGCCCCTTTCAGGTACTGGTGATCCTTACCTTATGGGTAAGAGAGTCACAAAGTTGTTCGCAGAAGGTCTCGCGTCTGGTAGTGCAGGCATTGGCCCAGCTTCGTCTAGGTTGGCATTGGCAGGTACCCAAGGCGGTGTGGGGGTTGGGTCGAATGCGACGGCATCGAAGATCGTGAATCAAACGTTTAACATTACCACACAGGAGATCGACCCTCAGTACCATTCAGCCCAACTTGGTTGGCGCATAGAGAATAGGATGGGCTGATGTCGCTGACTGAGAGCTTTACGTTTAAGTTGGGAGATAGCGGTATAGTTCTCAATACGGATTCGATCGGTCTTCCTTTCTTCGACATAAATAGGGTCACAGGCCTCTCTAATGCACCCTATCGTGAAACTGAACGTGACCACGAAGGACAGGATGGCGGCTTCATCGACGCTGAGTTCGAGAAGGGTCGACACATAGTCATCGAAGGCACTGCTTACGCTGACGCTTTGACTATGGAGTCGTATCTCGACACGCTCAAGGCGAACTATGCGCCTTCCACTAGTCTTGTCCCGTTGTACTTTCTAGCGCCAGGACGTCCGGAGCGTCTACTGTTCGTTAAGCCCTTGGGCGTCAGCTACGACTGGGATATGTTCAGACGCATAGGAACTGCAAACGCTCAGATCAGGATGTTTGCAGAGGACCCTC